ATCTAGTGATTCTAGGTATGGAATATTATCTAAAACTGGGCCAGATGCTAAAACGATGTTTACTGATAAGGTTGTTCCTATTTCAGTTAACTATCCATTCTTTTTTAAACCGATTCAAGATGGTATGGATCGACCTAAAACAGAATTAGCATATAGGGTTCCAGCTTCTAAATTTACTAGAAGAAAGATTATAACAGGTGAAGTACTTGAAGAATTAGAAGGACTTGATACAACTATTGATTGGAAAAACACAGGAGATAATAGTTATGATGGTGAAAAATTAAAACTATTAGTACACGATGAATCAGGTAAATGGGAAAGGCCAAATAATATATTAAATAACTGGAGAGTTACTAAAACATGTTTACGATTAGGGAGTAGGATTATTGGGAAATGTATGATGGGTAGCACTTCAAACGCTTTAGATAAAGGTGGTGATAATTTTAAAAAACTATATGAAAGCTCAGATGTTACAAAACGAAACGCCAATGGACAGACTCGCTCAGGATTATATAGTTTGTTCATACCTATGGAATGGAACTACGAGGGATACATTAACTCTCATGGCCTACCTGTATTCGAAACACCCAAAACCCCGGATGAGGACCCTCACGGACAAAAAATTAAACTAGGAGTATTAGATTATTGGAAAAATGAAGTTGATGGTTTAAGTGAAGATCAAGATGCTTTAAATGAATTTTATAGACAATTCCCAAGAACTACTAAACATGCTTTTAGAGATGAATCTAAAAATTCTTTATTTAACTTAACTAAGATATACCAACAAATAGATTGGAATGCTGATATAAAACACAGCAGTGTTATTACACAAGGATCTTTCCAATGGGTTGGAGGAATTAAAGATACTGAAGTAATTTTTGTACCTAATAAAAGTGGTAGATTTTTAGTATCATGGGTTCCACCTGCTAGGTTACAAAATAATATAATACTAAAATTAGGGAAAAAATATCCAGCTAATGAAAATTTAGGTGCTTTTGGTTGTGATCCTTATGATATATCAGGAACGGTAGATGGGAGAGGTTCAAATGGATCATTACATGGATTAACTAAATTTAGTATGGAAGATATTCCACCACATCATTTTTTCTTAGAATATATTGCTAGGCCTCAAACAGCGGAAACATTCTTTGAAGATGTATTAATGGCTTGTATATTTTATGGAATGCCATTATTATGTGAAAATAATAAACCCAGATTATTATATCATTTTAAAAGAAGAGGATATAGGGGTTATGCAATGAATAGACCAGATAAAATATATAATAAATTATCTGTCACCGAAAAAGAAATAGGTGGAATACCTAATTCAAGTCAAGATATTATACAAGCGCATGCTGCAGCAATTGAATCTTATATAGAAGAATATATAGGATTAAAAGAAGATGGTACTTATGGAGATATATATTTTCAACGTACATTAGATGACTGGAGTAAATTTAATATTAATAATAGAACTAAGCATGATGCTTCCATTAGTTCAGGATTAGCAATTATGGCTTGTAATAAAAATAAATATAGACCAGTTCCTAAACTTATTAAACAAGAATATGATTTAGGAATTAAAAAATACGACAATACAGGAGCACTATCCAAAATTATACAATAAATGAAGATAAACTATAATACTAATAGTCCTTTTCCGAGTCAAGTAGTAAGTGACGCAGAGAAATCAAGCTGGGAATATGGAGAACAAGTAGCTAAAGCTATTGAATACGAATGGTTTAGTCAAGGTCGTACTAATGGTAATAGATATTTAACTACTTGGAATAATTATAATAGATTAAGATTATATGCAAGAGGTGAACAACCTGTGCAAAAATATAAAGATGAATTATCTATTAATGGTGATTTATCCTATCTTAATTTAGATTGGAAACCTGTTCCTATAATTTCTAAATTTGTAGATATATTAGCTAATGGAATTTCTGCTAAAGATTATGATATAAATGCATATGCCCAAGACCCAGAATCTTTAACTAAAAGAACAAATTATGCAAAAATGTTGGCTGAAGATATATTTGCTAAAGATACTATGAAGCAAATTACAGAACAATTAGGTTCTGATTTATCTCGTACTACAATATCACAAGAAGAATTACCAACTACTAAAGAAGAATTAGAACTTCATATGCAATTAAGTTATAAACAAGCTATTGAAATTGCAGAAGAAGAAGCTATTAATCATGTATTAGATCAAAATAGGTTTGATTTAATTAAGCGTAGAATAAATTATGATTTAGTAACTTGTGGAATTGCAGCATGTAAAACTAATTTTAATTTAGCTAATGGTATTACTGTAGATTATGTTGATCCTGCCTATATGGTATATTCTTATACAGAAGATCCTAATTTTGAAGATATATATTATGTAGGTGAAGTAAAAGGAGTTACTATTCCTGAACTTAAAAAACAATTTCCTAATATTCCAAATGAAGAATTAGAAAAAATTCAACAAAATAAAGGGAATAGAAATTATATTTATGGGTGGGGAGCTTTTGATGAAAATACAGTTCAAGTATTATATTTTGAATATAAAACTTATACTGATCAAGTATTTAAAATAAAAGAAACACCTTATGGATTACAAAAAGCATTAGAAAAACCTGATACATTTAATCCTCCAGAAAATGATAATTTTGAAAGAGTAGGTAGAAGTATAGAAGTTTTATATAAAGGTGTTAAAGTTTTAGGAACTAATACAATGTTGCAATGGGAAATGGCAGAAAATATGACACGTCCTTTTGCGGATACTACTAAAGTAGAAATGAATTATGCTATTTGCGCTCCTAGAATATATAAAGGGCGTATTGATTCTATTGTAAGTAGAATTACTGGGTTTGCTGATATGATTCAGTTAACACATTTAAAACTTCAACAAGTTATAGCTAGAATAGTACCTGACGGTGTATTTTTAGATATGGACGGATTAGCTGAGGTTGATCTTGGTAATGGAACTAACTATAATCCAGCAGAAGCATTAAATATGTATTTCCAAACTGGTTCAGTTGTAGGGAGATCTTTAACCCAAGATGGTGAATTAAATAGAGGGAAAATACCTGTACAAGAATTAGCTACTAACTCTGGTCAAGCTAAGATTCAAAGTTTAATTCAAACATATAATTATTATTTACAAATGATAAGAGATGTAACCGGATTAAATGAAGCTAGAGATGGTAGTTTGCCTGATAGAGATACTTTAGTTGGATTACAAAAAATTGCTGCACAACAATCTAATATAGCTACTAAGCATGTTAATAATGCAAGTTTGTGGTTAACTTTAAGAGCTTGTGAAAATATTGCTAAAAAGATTGGTGATATGTTGGAGTATCCTTTAACAGCTAATGCATTAAAAGAAAGTATTTCAACTTTTGATACAGAAACATTAAGAGAAATTGATCATTTATCTTTACATGATTTTGGCATATTTTTAGATTTAGAACCAGATGAAGAAGAGAAAGCTCAATTAGAACAAAATATTCAAGTAGCTTTATCAGGGGGTGGTATTGATTTAGAAGATGCTATAGATATTAGACAAATACGTAATTTAAAATTAGCTAATCAATTACTAAAACAAAAACGTAAACAAAAAGAACAGCGTGATCAGCAAATCCAAGAACGTCAAATTCAATTAACAGCACAAGCAAATGCGGATGCAGCTGAAAAAGCGGCTGAAGTAGAATTACAAAAACAACAAGCTTTAGCTGAAAAAGAATTACAAATTGAACAAGGTAAATCTCAATTTGAAATTCAAAGAATGCAAACTGAAGCAGAAATTAAACGTCAATTAATGGCAGAAGAATTTAATTATCAATTGCAATTAGAGCAAATGAAAATGCAAGCAGAACAACAAAAAGAAAAAGATATAGAAGATAGAAAAGACAAAAGAGTTAAAATCCAAGGATCACAACAAAGTGAAATGATAGATCAAAGAAATAATGATTTATTACCTATAGATTTTGAAAACAAAGGCCAAGCAGGAATGTTTCCTATGGCTTAATTATTAATTATTTAATTATATTTTATTATGGCAGAACAAAAAGAGGCCGTAGAGGTCAAACAGGAAGGCGACTTTAAAATAAAGTCAAAACCTAAAAAAATGAAAGACTTAGGAAGTAAGTCAAAAAATGAAGTAGTAAAAGTAGATTTATCTAAAGTAGATACATCTTTAGAAGGGAATAATAAAATTACCCCTCCTATAAAAGTAGATTTAACAAAACCAAAAACAGATGCCGTTCAAGAGCAAAAAACAGAGACAGTGGATGTGGATAAACGAACCGGAGATGGCGAGAAAGTGGACACAGGAACACGGGTCAGCGATACAAAGGAAGAGCCCGTTGCAGAAGTTGAGGTGCAAACTCCGATTGAAGAAATAATTGAAGAGATTGAAGAAACTACTTCAGAAAAAATTGAAGATATTCAAGAGATAACTAAAGAACCTGTTGTGGAAACACAACAACTACCACAAAATGTTGATAAACTTGTAAAGTTTATGGATGAAACAGGTGGAACAGTAGAGGATTATGTTAAACTCAATAGGGATTATAGTAAATTAGATGATAATTCTTTATTACATGAATATTATAAACAATCGAAACCTCATTTATCACAAGATGAAATTAACTTTTTAATTGAAGATAAATTTCAAGTGGATGAGGATGTAGACG